CCACCGGCACCACCACCACCTGAACCACCAGCACCACCAGTACCAGCGCCATTTGCACCGCCACCACCACCGCCAGCATATGTTACAGATGCACTGGAGATGCTAGATGCAGTTCCTGCTCCACCACCGCCGCCTACAGTTCCGCTAACAGTATCTGCTCCAATTGCTGATGCACCACCACCGCCACCGCCAGCTGAACCACCAGCAGAATTACCACCGGCATTACCTTGTCCAGATGTCCCTGCTGCGCCAGAAGTATGGTCACGCATACCACCACCGCCAGAACCACCAGTATTTGCAACTGGGCCATTAGGGTATGGGTAGCGACCGGCTCCGTATCCACCACCAGTTGAAGTAATAGTACTAAAAACAGAATTTGATCCGTTTGTCATACCACCAGAGCCAAAAACACCCCCCGCTCCGCCAGCGCCAACAGTTACTGTAAGTGATGTACTTAGCACACAACCTAATGTAGATGTTCTAAAACCACCAGCACCGCCGCCACCGCCTGACACATCTCCACCACCACCTCCACCGGCAACAACCAGATATTCAACAGGTACGCCGGTCAAAGCCGTTACACTATTTGAAACAGCACTTGGCGCACCTACGCCTTGAGTATTTGTTGCAGTAACAGTAAAAGTGTAAGAAGTCGAAGCAGTTAATCCATTGACAGTAATAGGCGATGCTGTTCCCGTACCAGTAAACCCACCGGGGCTTGATGTAACTGTATAGCTTGTGATCGCACTACTACCAGTATTTGAGGGCGCTGTAAACGCTACAGATGCAGATAATGCCCCCGCTGTTGCCGTTGGACTAGTTGGTGCGCTGGGCAGTAAAGCCCAAGTGCCCGCCGCATTAGCTTGCATTTGCTGTGTTTTTGTCCACATTCCTGAGTATTGAGCCATGTTGTCCTCAGAATTTAATTGAGCCAGAAGATGTAAAGGTATAGATGGTGTACTGGGCGCTGTATGTAACAGTTGGTGAGCCAGTAGTAGCTGTAGCCGCAGACAGACTGCGAAGGATTACAACGCCAGAACCGCCTGCGCCGCCAGAGCCATTACCAACACCACTTTGACTGCCTCCACCACCGCCACCACCACCAGTGTTAGCTGTTCCTGCCGTTCCAGTTGCAGTGCCTACGCTACCAGCACCACCACCGCCAGTACCACCAGCACCAGCAGAGCCAGATGTATTTCCACTACCACCGCCTCCACCGCCAGCGTAGTAAGTTGATGTGCCAATAATAGAAGATGTCAATCCAATACCGCCAGCCCCACCAACTTGTCCTGAACCATTTGAACCAACTGCACCAGCACCACCACCACCTCCACCACCGCCGTATAAAGTGCTAGAACTTGTACCGCCTGTATTTCCTTGTCCTGATGTACCTACTCCGCCAGCTATAGATGCGGCATTGCCAGCACCTCCACCGCCTCCAGAACCTCCCGAAACACCACTACCATTTGAACCGCCACCACCACCAACTGCTGATGTGGCAACTGGGCTAAATAAAGAATTCGATCCGCTTCCACCAGCAGAAGTTGTCCCACTGCCAGTACCACCAGCACCTACAACAATAGAGTATGTAATACCCGCCGTAAGATTTAAACCGTTTGCAGTAAGTAATCCACCAGCCCCTCCGCCTCCACCATCACCCCAGCCGCCCCCACCCCCACCAGCTACAATCAAGTAATCAACAGAAGGTGCTAACGGATTAAAGTTGGTGGTTATAAATCCACCGGAATAGCGCTGACTCATGGCGCTGCTCCTTAAGAGATAACTTCGTAGCTAATGCTGTATGTAATACCGCTTGCCGTACCAGAAGTCACTGTGATAGACGAGCCTTCCATCAAGTACACAGGTGTAGTTTTATCCACTACAACTAATGAAGCAGAGGCTGGCACAGACACAGTAGACACAATTGGGTAAGCAGTACCGCTTGAAGGAGCAGAACCTTGAGCTACCGCACCATTAGTGTAGATAGACACCGTGGCATTCACAGCCGCAGAACCATTCACGTTAGCCGCAACAATTTGGTTAATCTTGAAGACCTGACCGCTAGAAGCAGCGTTAGGAATTAACACCACCGCAGTAGTACCGCCGGGTGTGTAGTATGTGGTTGTGCCTGACGCTGTGGTCGCGGCTAAGAGATTAGGATTTGCCATGTTGGTTCCTTAAATACTGAAGATGAAGTTAATCATGGTGGCCTTGGCTTGTGTTACGCCAGAGGCTGCCGGTGCTTGAAAAGTGGGGGCCGCGCCAGAGTTAGCAGTTAATACATACCCTGCTGTACCAGCCGCTGTGGTAGCTAGTGCAGTTGTACTGGCGGCATAAGTTACGCCATACTGTGTAAATGCGCTAGATTGACCTGTACCGCCAGATGTAGCCGCTACCGGAGTCGTAGCTGTCAAGGTAGTAAATGCGCCAGCCGCAGGGGTTGTAGCACCCACAGTACCGTTTAAAGCACCTGCAAACCTAGTTGCTGACAGGATTGTGCCATCCCATGTCAAAGCAGAAGAAGCACCAAATGCACCAGAGCTATTAAACTGAACCTGCGTGTTAGAGCCAGCCGCAGAACCACCGCCCACATTAACAAAGTTAGTGCCGTCCCAAGCCACGATAGCCCGTGTACCAGCCGCTACAGTAACTCCCGTTCCAGTTACACCTTGAACGATGATTGACTGGGTGCTAGACGTTTTGTTAATGACGACATAGGTTTTAGACTGAGCAGGAACTGTAATGGTGCGTGTAGCTGTACCACCTGCCGTCCACAGCAAAACTGCGTACTGTGAGCTATTAGCTGTCAGGCCCGTAGAGGCATATGTACCCGTGGTTAGGGTCAGCGTAATGTCTGCATCAGTAGAAATTGTCTGAGTACCAGCTACCGCAACGTCAATGATTTGAGAAATGGCGTTGTTAACTGTGTCGCCCCACTGACCAGACAATGTGCCGGTTGCTGGGAGGGTTAGTCCGATTAGCGATGTATTTGCCATCTATTGCTCCTACTGAGTAGAAATTACTGTCCAACCGGGCGTTTCGGTATTACTCACATCAGCCCAGCCCGGTGTTTGTGGATTGCTGATATTTTGCCAGTTTGCAGTCTCTGTGTCATCTATTACTTCCCACAAATTTCGTCCTGATTCTGTGGATGTAATAACCGCTGATTCAGCCCTGCTCACATTGTATGCCGTTGCCGCTTGTGGATTATCCGCGATAGCCGCAAGCTCTGCAATAAATTCTTGGTAATACGTACCGACCGTTGTAGCGTCAGACGTAGCGATTGTCTCAATAATATCAGCCAGCCATGTAAATAACTGCTGCTCTGAGATAGCAACTGATTCCGTTACGCTTGCTACAAATATAGCTACAGCTTCCTCAACCGTTAAGATTGGGTTGGTTTCCGTGACTGAAGCAGTGTAAGTAACCGCCGCAGATTCCGTTGTACTTGTGGGTACAGAATCAGAAACAATGGCCGTGTACGCTGTTGTAGCTGTTGCATTGTCTTGAATCAACATAGCTTCTGCCACTGTCTGAGCAAACGTAGCCGCCACAGATTCTGTCGTAGAAGTCGCCGCAGTCTCAGTAATCGATTTGGCAAATGTTGCCGCTACTGATTGGGCTTCTGTTAAAGGAGTTGTTTCAGTAATTGATACTGGGAATGTAGCCCCTGCTGTCTCTGTAGTCGATGTGACTGCCGTTTCCGTTACTGACGTTCCATAAGACGTTGTAGCTGTATTGGAATCAGTAATAGCCGCCGTCTCAGTGATTGCCCCAGTAAACGCCGTAATAGCTGACTGGGCATCCGTAATGGCTGCTGTCTCGGTAACTGAAGCCCCAAATGCTACTGTGGCTTCTTGAGTCTCAAACATGGGGACTGTGCCACCCCAAGGATTAGCTCCCCAAGTGTCAGCCCCCCAAGCCGTAGCTGGAGTTACATACTCGGTAATGCTTACATCGTAGGCGGTAACTCCGCCCCAACCTAAGTCACCCCAAGCATTATCACCCCATCCGGCGGCCATGTTTAGGTCAATGTAGCAGTGTAAGTAACAGCAATGGTGTCACCAGAAACAACAGACTTAGAACTAGAAAAGTCTCCAGCGGAGAATAATGTGCCAGTCGTTGAATCTTTAGTTGCACTACCACCAATGTTGATAAAACAACCTGCAACAGTACCTGTGCCGGTAATAGAGAACGACACCGCAGACGATGTTGTCTTGCTACCAGAAGAAGCCGCGCTGAACGATGGTGTAGGGCGGTTGCCTGAGTATGTAGGAGCGTTAGCCAAGCCAACTTCTAACCATGTTGCGTGAGAAGCTTGTGTATCAGCTACAACGGCAGTGCCCGTACCTTTAAGGCCCATTACAACTGCGCCACCAGCGGTGTTACCCAGCGTGGTGTCCAGTGTAAAGTTCTTGCCCACTGTAGTTACCAAGTTTTCAATGTCATCAGACCATTTAACAAAACCGTCTGCGCTATAGCAAACAGCGGTGTAATGACCATGAATGCTCATAGAGTCTTCAGGCATGGTGTTGTATTTAGTTGAAGCTTGCACCATGTCGGTGGCAGTCATTTTGTCAATAGTCATGGTGACTCCTTAGTTAGAAGAACGAATCAATGCTGCCGTTGCTGTGTTAGCAGGCATTGTGATGGTGAAATTGGTAGATGTTTTGTCAGACCCAAAGTCCAACACAGCAATAGATTTGTTACCTTGAGTAACGTTGTAAATCAAAGCGCAACGAGCCGTTACTGCCGCATTAAATACCACATCTGAAAAATCTACATACGCTGTAAATCCAGATGAGTTAATTGTTGTACCAGTCAGCGTTACACCGCCAGCGGTATACCCAGTACCTGTTACTTCACCAGAAGTTGTGTACGCGGTAGTTGATTCGTTTAAATCAGCATTGGCCGTATATAGAGCAATCTTGAGCGTGTCCGTGGTGAGGTCATGGATGCCCTGATACAGCTCTTTTTTAAAGCTTGTTGTCTGAGTTTGAAGAATATTACTCATGACACAGGAACCCTTACTTGACCATCACGATAAGCATCCATACGCTGCTTGCCGTCACCCAAGTTCTTCAAGAGTGCAATTGCTTCAACGTACCGTTCTTGGTACAGTTTATACATGCCATCATCAGGGCCACTCTTCATGTATACGCCAGCTTCGCACAAAGTGCCATACATCAACGCAGAATCAAAGTTATCACCTAACCATGTTGTGGTAGTAACAGTAATAGATTCTGGATAATAGTAGTAATGCAATTCTGCGTTGTAGTTTGCATCTGGTGTAGGGCCAAGAATAAACGACAACTCATTAACGTTAGTAGACTGAGGGCCAAAGATGGCGTAATGTTTTGGCTTGCCCGTAGTTGCTGGATTTGGATATGCTTCACGCATGAAGTTCACATCCTTATTAAGCAAATACAAATACTCACCTGAACCTGATGCTGGATAAATAGCAAGACTATATGTTGACAAGAAGTCTGCCGGACAAGCTAAATACTTATTGCCGGAAGACAATACGCCCGTGACGTTTTTACGCAAGTTGGCAATCTGCACCGTGTTATAGATGCGTTGCTCCGCCTGCTGGATCATCGTATTGATGGTCGTTGTGTCGAACGTGTTCTGCGTGTAATCCTGTACAGCAGTAACAAGTTGGGCGTAGGTCATTGTCATGGTTTAAAACCTTAAGCCATCGGGCCGCGAGCCATCAAGCCTTTAGTAGCCGCGCCTGTGCCGCGAATTTTGATACCAGTTGTTTTTGCTGGTTCATCACCAGCTGATTTGCTAAAAGCACCAACGCTCATATCAAGCGTATCAAGCTTGCTTTTGTTTGGTTCTTTGCCAGGATTGTTGGAAATACCAACAGCTTTACCAGACATAGTGTGTGGCTTGGCGTAGACCTTGGCATCGCCAACTTCTTTACCCATCATTTTCTTGCTGAATGTAGCCATGATTAGCCTCGCTTTTGGTAGTTAGCACGAGCCATATTACGACCAACTGCACGCATGGCTTCGCCAGTCACGCCTTTAGTCTTTTTACCGCCGTTCATCATGCCAGCTGTAGGGCCACTGTTGCCCAAATTTGTGCCTTTGGTTTTGCCTTTTTTGGCAATGCCATCCGCTGCTCTTGTGTATGCCATATTAAGCTCCTTAAGATACCGTTACTGTACCAACA